GAATTATTGATGCTGGCTACCGTGGAGAATTAATGGGATTTTTTAATAATGTAAATCCAAACTATGATTATCCTGTTGAAAAGTATCAACGTTTGCTTCAAATTTGTAGTCCAAATATAACATATCCTATTTATCCAGAATTTGTGAATGATGTTAATGATTTGAATTATTGTATTATGAGAAATGAGAGACAATCTGATGGGTTTGGTTCAACTGGTAAATAAATGAAATTTAAATGTATCAGTATATGTTGTTTCATATAAATTATAATAAATTTTACATTTTATTCTAATTTATTATTTTCAAATACTTAATCAAATCTAACCCGTTTTACTGTTTTACGATGGCCAACCGCAGAATACCCCCTACGTTTTAACATGCGTTTGGCTTTGGACGCAACACGACTATATGTTGATTGTGAGTATTTAGGACTAGAACGGCCTTTATATGTAACCGGCCCGTGTCTCCATTCTCTAGCTCTTACATAGGCAGCGTAAATACCTTGAGGGCTAATTTTACATGTATTTTTTTTACATATAGGAAAACTTGCTCCGGGTCCAAGGAAACATTTTTTTCCGCAGTTACGTTTCATAACAGTTCTCTGGTGTCTACTGGGTTTTTGAGATTTCCAACCAGACCAAGGTAAATTCTTGAGTGTCATTATATAAATATTAAATAAAATAAATACTAAATATTGGAAAATAAACTGTATAAATAATTATTATAATGATTAAATATAAATGAGTGATGTTCATATCACAATTTCTCCGAATACAAATACAAATACAAACAGTTCAACTATTATTGAAATGAGCGAATTAAATAAATTTTCTGACAGTAATAATCATTTTGATAATAACGAAAATAAGGATATAGATTTTATTTCAGAAACAGAAACTGATATAGAATATTTAAAAAAAATATTAGATATAGAAAATCAAGAAGAAGAGAATAACGATAAACAATCTGCCAAAAATAATAATAGAGAGAATCAAGACAATGAGGACAATAATAATATGAATAACGAAAATAATAACTATTCAATATTATCAAGTGAAAATTTAAAGATATTAAATGGAAACGCATCTCCTCAATTAAAAACCTCTGATTGTGAAAAGAATAGTATTGGAAATAGTATGTTATGTGACTCATCATCCACAAACGAAGATAATAATTCAATCATTAGTGGACATAGTCCTAATTATAGCAGTCATAAAAGTTATAACATAAGCGATGACAGTCCTATTTATATTGATATTGACTATAGAAATAATAATAAAAATAAATCAAAAATTGTGTACAAAAAATTAAATTATAATTCTGTTAAAAATTATGTGAAAAAATATTATGAATATGATGTAGCTCATAAATATTCTTCTTCATTAGATATATTAGCAAGTTATATAAAGGGTCAGAAAATCATTTACATGGAAGCTCGTAGTTATACAGTAACAAAATTAAATATGTTAATGCTTCCTGCTATTTTTTTATCAGCAGCATGTAGTATATTATCACAAAGTTATTTTACAACTATGGAAAAAGGGGGTGTTATATTAGCAACAATCAATGGAATGGTGGCATTTTTACTTTCAATCATAAATTATTTAAAATTAGATGCTGCGAGCGAAGCGCATAAGATATCATCACATCAATACGATAAATTACAAAGTTTTCTAGAATTTTCATCAGGACAAGTATTGCTTTTTAGTAATACATTATTAAATGAAGAAACAATTGATAAATGGTGGAAAGATTGGAAACGAAAAATACACGAAGGCAAGCGTCTTTTTATAACAAATCATAAAGTTGATAAAGAAAAAATGGATGTTTTTGTAGAAGACCAAAAGAAAAAATTTGATGAAATTTTAAAGTCAAAACAGGTAGCAGAAGAAGCTTTATTAACTGAAATGAAAACAAAAATAAAAGATGTTGAGAAAAAAATCGAAGAAATCAAAGAAACAAATCAATTTATTATTCCTAGAGCAATTCGTTATAAATATCCATTAATTTATAATACAAATGTGTTTGCGATTATAAAAAAAATAGATGATATTAAATCAAAGACAATTACAAATTTAAAACACATTAAAAATGAAATACGATTTATAAATGCTCTAGAAAATTCAAATAAAAATAAATTACCGGAAGAGTATGATAAAAAATTAAAATATTTATTTGTTGAAAAAAAGAGAGCGATTCATACAATATTATATTTAAATACAGCATTCTCTATAATAGACAATATTTTTCAACAAGAAATAACGAACGCAGAATTAAAAAATAAATACATTTTTACATTTTTAGTAAATGATTTTATTAATTTATTTTGTCCATCAAAATTTAAAAATCGGTTTGTTCCTCTTGGATATGTAGAACCAAATGAATTAGGAAATGACGGAATCATTAATTTAATTGGCAATGATGATAATTTTTTATTAAGCGAATTGGATTTGGAATTGTGTAATTTTGAAAAATGTGATTGTTATACAAATAATAAAAATAACCATCGTAAAAAATACATGAAACGTAATTTATCAACAGAAAGTTTTATTGAATTAAAACGAAAAAGGAATAAAATGATTTTTGTTGATTAGTAATTTTATATATTTATATCATATATCCTATATCCTATATCCTATATCCTATATCCTATATCCTATATCCTATATCCTATATCCTATATATCCATATTTTACAACTTGACACGTATCTAGTTGTAAAATATACTATTAACCTAACATTTACTGCCTCCTATAAATGGTTATTCATTTTCATTAATAATTTTTGTTTGTATAAAAAATGAATGAATTGCTGTTAGGAGACATATTATATACCATTAGTATCTTTAAATGATTTATTAAAATAAGTAATTTAATTTATAAAACACTTAAATAAATTATATAAATTATTATAATAAATATAAATTAAATCATTTTATTTATAATCCCTCATTATTATAGATTAGTTGGAGTTCATGAACGAGAAAATACAGCAGGAGCATTCTCATAAAAAATCAAAAAATAGGTTTTTGAATAATGAATCAAAAAAGAAAGATTCTAAAAAAATAGATAAGGATGGTTTTACTCAAAAAGAAAAAGAAGACCATAAATTAAAAACAAACATATTCTCAAATGAGATTGGAAAAAATGTTTTAAAAGAAAATCAAGTCAAGAGAGAAATTGATATAAATAATGATGAATTATTTCCATCATTGTTAGATGATTCTATTACATATATTTCAAAGAAAAAGACAAAAACTAAATCAGATACGGAACATGGATATACATCTTATTTGAGTATAGCAAAACGAGAAGAATCAACAAAAAAAGAAATTACATATGAAGTTGACCCTGGTTGGGTTCATTTATTTAAAACAGATGATAATAAAATACATTTTTTATATGGACCAACTACTGAAAAATGTTTAGAATTAGAAAAAAAAGAATATGAAGCTAAACTTAAAAAAGAGAGAAATGAACTATATAAATATCTTGAAGAATTAGAATATGAAAGACATTTAAGAAAAGAACTGTATAAGGATATTTACAATTTTTATGAACCTAGTACAGATAAATATTATACAAAAGAAGAAGACATAGTCATTTATACATCGACATCGAATGATTTATCGGATAGTGATACGGAAGGTTCATTTGATTATAATGAAAATGATTATGATACTGTGAATAATACTATGTTTGATTAAGTTCAATTCCATTATCAAAAATATATATATTTAATAATGGAAACTTTGGAATTATGTGATAGCGATAATTTTGATAATAATTGGATTGAACAGTATGAATTATCAGAATTAGAATATTCTTCCTTTTATAAGGAAAAAATAGAAAACATCAAATTAAATTATGTATATGTAGACGATAAAAATAACATTAGTTTTGTAAATCAAGAAAATATGTTCATTGAAGATAGAAAATTAGATAAAGAAAAGATAATTGAAATTATCAATGCGAATAAAATAAAAAATAAGATTCAATATAAGATTATAAGTATTCTAAAATATAATATCACATTAGAACCTGAACATATAAAAAAATATGTAAATGATGATGAATATAATGATAATTTTCTCTCAAAGGTAGATATACTACAAGACATTTACTTTAAAGACACTATCAATTTATTTCAAGACTTGAATTGTTTATATTTTATTTTTTGCGATAAACGATTAAAAGAAAATAAACACAATATAACTAAAAAAATATTATTATGTTTGTCTGGTAAAAAATCGTCTGCGTCTAATTCATTACCTATAAAAAAAAATCGGAAAACTAAAAAAATTAATGCTTTGTAATAAATCCACGTTTAAAATATAGAATGTAATTTAAATTATCATATAAATTAATATCTGTTTCCGTATGAATATTAGACCATGTTATATTATATGTTTTCAAATCGATTTTTTTATCTGTATTAAATGTTCCTAATATGGAAGTACAATAAATCGAAGCACAATTTGGATGATTTAATGCTTCATCGTATATTTGATATCCTCCAATTACCCAAACTAAAGATTTTCTAAAGTGTTTTGTATAAGAAAGAGCTTCATCAAATGAAGAGAAAAAATATAAATGGGTTGTATCTTTAGCATTATCTTTGTATTTTTGTGGATTACTCGTAATTACAAACGCGATTCTATTTTTTGGCGTTAAACAATTCATAGATTCCCATGTTTTTCGTCCCATAATTAAAATATTCGGTGAATAATTTATATTTGAGCATGTAATTGTATTATAAAAATTAGAATCTTTTACAAATTTCCACGGTAATTTATTATTATAACTAAATCCTCCATTTGTATCTGTAGCTAAGATAACATTAAATCTAGGACAATGAGAATCCATTATGTTATAGTTTATAATATAAATTAAGATTGTTTTATTATCTTATTTATAATATAATATATTTTTGTATTATTATTGAATATTTATAATGTTTACTAATAATAATTTAAATTATTTAAAGAATACGATTGACTATATATAATAACGGAAACGTATATATAGATTTATTTTATGAATCCAAGTTCAATAATCACTATGATGGATAATTTACATCAAAAAAATGAACTTCAGCGAGGAGAGAATGGGCATTACGAAGTATCGTGGAGTAAAAATATAAAAGAACGAATTATACAATTTTATTTTCAACTTGTAAGAACAAATAAAGAAGAACTTTCTAAATTAGATACTATATACACAAATTTGATAGTAGATGTTATTACTAGTGATATAACATATGAGGAACGTAGAGAATATCTTGGTGTTCTCTATAAATTAATCGCATATACACGTGACATAGAAAATGGAAAGGGCGAATATATGCTGTCATATATGATGATTTTTTGTTGGATTAAATTACAAAATGTGATTCAGAATGATACTCGTTTAAAAGAAGAATTTCAATTATCAATGAATGGAGGTGTCCCGAATATCAACAATATTGAATATCTATTCTCTGATAACTTTTATACGATAACAAATAATCTTGGTTATTTTGCTATAAAACATTTTGTTTCAAATGATTCTCAATATGAATGCTCAAAAAAATCAGATACAGACCAGGATATTACAAAACAATGCCAGGCGTCCCAACCGTCGCATCCTATTGGTTCATACAAAGATATTAAATATTTTATTAATTACTGTAGAAATATATGGAATGATACTTTTTCGGACCATCAAAATACCGATATTATGGAAACAGACCTTATGATTAAACTTATTGAATTAGTTAATTCTCAACTAAAACAGGACTTCTGTATTGTAAATCAATATGACGATAATAATAATAATAATACATGCCATCGTGAAAATGTATCTCTTGTTTCAAAATGGATTCCACGTGAAAAATCAAATAAATTTGGATGGATGACGAAATATTTTGCTAGACAATATTTTTCAGACGAAAAATGGTTTGAAACTGCGAATACAATTACTCGTCAAATTGCGTGTGAAAAAAAAACTTTGAAAGAATATAGAAAAATTGTATCAAAGGTAAATCGTTATATTGATACAGTACAAATAAAACAATGCTCTAAAAAATGGAATGATATTGATTTTGAAAAGGGAGTGACTAGTATTACTTTGTCTAAACAAAAACACGCATTTTTAAATATTAAAAAAAATAATAAAATTAGATTTCCTTCAGACGAAGATAGGATTTCATGTTCTGAACATTACAGGGAATTTTTATTAAAATGTAAAATGGATAATGCGCAAATGAAAGGTAAACGAGTGTCTATTTATGATTTTGTAAAAGATGCGATTGAATTCAATGATAATAAATCAAAATATGAGTTACCAATACATCAGAATGAAATTAAAGAAACGATTAATTTACAATGGAAAAACAATGCTAGTATTAATTCCTCCTTTAATCGACTTATTGCTATGGTAGATACATCTGGTTCTATGACGATAGACAATAATACACCTCTATATAATGCAATTGGATTAGGTATTCGAATCGCAGAACGGTCTACTCTTGGAAAAAGAATTCTTACATTTAATAGTAAACCAGAGTGGTTTAATTTAGATGATTGTAATGATTTTGTTTCATGTGTTGAACAATTACAAACGGCGCCGTGGGGAATGAACACAAATTTTTATCTAGCTCTAGAAAAAATTTTACAGGCATATGTGATGATGAATTTACCACCAAGTGATGTAGAAAATTATGGATTGGTTATTTTATCGGATATGCAGATTGACCATTCTATAATTGATTATTCTAAAACAAATATGATGAATATGTTTGAAGAAATAGAAAAACGTTTTACACAAGTGGGCCTTGATTCTGTTTATAAAACACCTTATAAATTACCATTAATTGTATTCTGGAATTTAAGAAAGACGAATGGGTTCCCTGTTACCTCATTTACAAAAAATGTTGCTATGATTAGTGGTTATAGTCCTGTATTATTGAATCAGTTTTTGAATCGTGGTATTGAAGCTTTCAAAGAATATAATCCATGGGACATAATGACCGCAAATATTCATCATAATAGATATAATCATTTTGGAACCATCATTGAAGAGCAGTTAATAAATAATCTTTTATCTTAGTGATTTTTTGATAGAAGAAATAATAAATAAGAAATAATAAATAAGAAATAAGAAACTAAAATAAATCGTATTTGTGAATTTATTTATAGTAGTGATTATAAAATAATTTTATAATAAAAAAAATTGAAATACTTTTATTATAAAATGATGGCTATATATCTGACTAATGCCTACCACGTTTAATCGTTCTACCTCAACCGAGACATCATCTTCTAGGGAAGGAATGGAAAAGGATTGTTCGATTTGTATGGAGATGGTTAGTTTCTCTCCAGCGATTAATTGTCTTGTCACTGAGTGCGGACATACATTTCACACTAGTTGTTTGCTGAATAATGTTCTTCGGAATAGAAGTAATGGTTTTGGATGTCCTTATTGTAGACGATATTTAGTTGATGAAAGGGCGGCTCATACCGAGAGAAGAAGATTCAATGAAGACGAGGCGTTTTATGAAGAAGTTAGACAATTTGCGCGGGAATTAGGTGAGTTGAGAAGAGAGAATCAAAATGGAAATCATGGTGAGAATGATGCGATTGAATCAGATGGTACTATGTAGAGTAAGTAGTGACACACAATGAACTTGACACTGAAAAACGAATTAGTTAGTATAGTTGATTTATTGATTTGTATTTAATAATAATTAAAATTATAAAATAATATTTTAGAAATATTACAAATTTGTATATGAATTTGTAATATTTTCTATTTAAAATACTTAAATAAGTTGAATAAATATACTTATAATTAAAGAGTTTTTTCTAATAGTAATTAAATATGGATACAAACCCAACAAACACCGATGTATCTGGAAATCCAGTCGCGAATATAAATTTTTTAAATAGTATTATAAATGAACTATTAAATGAGATTGATGATGATGAAATCGAAAATCCAAGTATGTTTAATCCGTTTTCAATATATAATCATAGAATACCTAGAGGTAATTTTACAATTGGTACAAATATACAATCAGGTACTTCTTTATACAATATGGTAAATCGTCTGTTTGATACTAGTATGAATGTGCTAAATCGTAATGTACCTAGAAATGAGAATTCAAATGTAGAAAATGAAGAACAAGAAGAAACAAATCAAACTCCAATTATCGAGGAAGTTACATTTCATATCACATATCCAACAAATGTAAGAATACCGACAACTCGAAATTTAAGTACAAGTCCAGACCATGATGCTGAAAATGATGTTGAAAATGAATCTGAAATAGAATCTAATAATCAATCAACACATATAGATAATTCAAATAATAATACTAACTTTAATATGAGAAGAAATGCTTTAAATCAACTATTACATCGTAATTATTTTACTCCAATACGCTCATTTCCAACAAATGCTTTAGAGAGAATATTAACACAATCATTATACGATGAATCTGCCTATAAAAAGAAAATATCAGATAAAGGTAAACAACAAATGTGTCATATAAAATTTGATAAAAATGATACTGATAATTTAAATACTTCTTGTCCTATTATGCAGACCGATTTTGAAGAAGATGAATACATAATAAGACTACCATGTAATCATTGTTTTACTCCATTCGCAATTAATAAATGGTTAGATGAAAAACCAGAATGCCCTGTTTGTAGATATGAATTAGATTCAATTGAAGTTAAACGTGAACAAAATATAACAGATAATTACAATACTTACAATAATCACAACAATAATTTTAATAATAATTTTAATAATAACAATAATTTTAATAATAACAATAATTTTAATAATAACAATTTGAGATATGTATCATATTATAGACATAGAAATCATAATACAAATCGCCCAGCTAGATATGAAAGAATATGGGATAACATGTATAATAGCTGGTATTATTATTGCGAAGAAACAGGAGATAGTACTTGGAGCCTTCCTGATGGAGAATCATGGTTTGAGAGAAATACATCAAATATACAACAAAACAGACAAATACATCATCGAGTTAATATAACTCCACAATCATACTTAGATTACATATATAATGAATTTGATAACGATGATGATTTTCAACAAGCATTAATATTAAGTTATAGAGAATTAGTAAATACATCAAATGATATATCAAATAATTCAATAAATCAAAACAATCAAGATAATGTACAAACAAACGAACAAAATAACAACGAGCAAAATGAAGAAGAAAAAAATGAAATTAATATTGAATATTCAGAAACATCTAATACGTCTACTGCTAGTATATCTTCAATTTCTACTTATTTATATTCAAATACAAGTGATATTGATACTGAAAATGATGAAAATACTGAAATTATTGAACATACTGAAAACAATTATGAGGCAACCAATGAAATTAGTGAATTGAATGATATTGAATATGAAGGAGATGACGATTATTCATGCGAAGAATACGATTCAAATACAGAATAGACTATAACTATACATATTTATTTTAAATATCATCAAAATCAAAATCGGCATCTTTAAACACAACTTCATTAACTTCATCTGCTTTGCGATTTGATAATAATTCTTGATAAGAAACTTCAGCATTTGAAGCAAATTCAAACGTGTCATCATCAATACGTTTTCCTTCATTTTCCGCAATCTGTTTCATGGTTCCAAGCAAAGCACTGAAATCAACATCATTTTTTTGTAACAATCGTTCTTTTCCGCCTGAATTATAAACATGTAATAGGTCGCAACAACTTTCTTTACCATTTTTTCTTACTTCCCAATCTCGAATTCCTACAAGTATCCATGCGCCAACTTCAACCGCATTATTTGACCTTCCACGGCCCTTAAATTTATTACGAATAATACAATTTCTAGATGTCCCATCTAAACATGTTACTAAACATTGACCACATCCTAATATTTTTTTAACGACAGCATATGTTTCTCCATCTTCTTTAATTAAACGTAGTTCATGATTATCATTTTGAGGGGCAATATGTTTACGAGCATCACGCTTTGTCTTATTACCACCAAAGTTCTTGACCATTTATATAAGTTATATGTATTATTAATACACATAATTATTTTTAAATCAATTTTTTATTTTAACAAATACGGAATCGGAATCGGAATCAGAATATGTATGTAAAATACAGCATCTATACAACAAATGTAAAATTATCTGGTAATTCATAATCACCTATCCATGTTGGCATTCCCCATTCAATCACATCTTTTTCAATATATTTCAACCAATCAGAATGATTCCTGCGTTTTACGTCTAATAAACTACAGTCTTGAACGTCCTTAGATTGTTCATCTAATTCATAACCATATTTTTCATAGAACATTTCTAGATTGTCATCATTGTCAAAATCAATGCGTTTTAATTCGTGATTTATAGAACCATTATACATAAAGATTCTTTCTTTCCATAATGGAGTAAATGAAGCATAATATTCCCAATTATAATTTTCTTTTTTATAATTTGAAATTTTAAATCGATTCAAATCAAATGAACCTATATTTGAATCGATTTTATAACGGCGTTTATATGGTAAAGTTTTATAAATAGGTTGAATGATTTCTTCATCAATATCTTTGATTTCTAAAATATCTTCATTTAAAGGAGAAACATATATCGCCTTTTTATTTATTGTTAATTTAGATTTATCCATTTTTAAACTACAAATAAATTTTAAAATATAGTGAAAATCCATATTATCTATTCTTGAATTCCATATTTCTCTCAACTGGACTTTATTTTCAAGAGAGAAAGAATCAATGATTGTTTCATATATGGTTAATGATGTTATACAATAATTTCTGTTTTTTGATAATAATATTTTTTTTAAATAATAACAAATGTCTACCCAATTCTTTTCTTTAATCGACATTACAAGCGAATGTAAATTAGAATCACGTATAGGTTCTTTATTTGATTTATTTTTTTTAATATAAATATAATTTTGACATAAGTCTGGAATCAATGATATTTGTCTTAATAGAAATACATTAGAATCGTGTTTTAATATATGCATATTCTTGATAATAAATAAAAGATGAATAATGTCATTTCGATTTTCATGATTCCATTCATTTATTTTTTTTGTAATATAATACTCTAATTTAGGATTTATGAATGCGTAATAATCAAAATAAATTTCCCATATAATAGAGCATATGTCAATTTTACTGTAATATAATTCAGAAAACCAATAATAACATTCTAAAATACTTTTTTTAGTTAATAATGAAGCGATTAAGGATAATTTGACTTCTTGTTCATTATAAAGAAATCTTGTTAATTTCAACATTTGCGAATGAATTGTATTTATTATGATAAATATAGTATTTTAATAAATCAATTTTATTTTCTATATTTATTTTATAATGTCAGAGTGGCTTAAAATTGTAAAAAAACATGCAAAGTTAAATCCCGGTAAATCTTTAAAAGAATATTTACCCGCAGCCAAAGAAGAATATCAAAAATTAAAAGCGAGTGGAAAAGTCGTTTTGAAATCAGTTGTTGATACTGGTAAAAAAATGATTAGCAAGAAAAAAGGAAAAAAACAAAGAGGCGGAGGGGATTCCAGTGACCGTAAAGCTAATGGAGGAGATATTGCTAGAGGGGCTGTAGATGAACTAGAAGGTGAAGATGAAGAGACGTCTTTAGTTCATGAGCATGAACCCTGTTTGGATGATGATGGTGAAGTGATTTTAGACAATAATGGTGAACCGGTTCGGGCTCCTTGCGAACCAGAAGAAGAACCAGAAGGCGATGAGGCTGACCAAAATGGCGGTGGATATAAAGCGGTTGTTTCATTACAGGGTCGTACACGTGCCGGCGGTAAAAGAGGTGTATCTAAACGTAAACGCAAATCCTCAAGAAATGTAGATGTAGCTGTTGCTCAATCATTAGCTGCTGCCGCTCCAATGATATCCCCAAGAATGGTTGCCATTGCTCGTGCTCGTACTCGTACTCGTATTGGTGGTAAAAAATCAAAAAAAGTGAGAAAGTCGAGAAAATCTAGAAAGTCTTTAAAACTAAAAAAATCAAGAAAATATGGAAAATCAAAGAAATCAAGAAAATCAAGAAAAATGAAAAAATCGAGAAATAATCACAAACCTAAATCCGATATAACTTCTACTAATTTAGCTTAAATTTGTCTTATATAATTCAATACGACAGGGAGGTAATCAATCTTCTGGCTATAATATAACAATTAAATTATGATAACTCTGAAAGACAAGTCATATACGAAGAATCTGAAACATCAGACATATTAGATTCATCATTATCATTACAAGTCATATTTCTTGAAATGATAAAATATCGGTTCTTATATGTTTTTTTGAATTTATGAGAAATATCTTCAGTAGCAATATCTAAATCAATCATTCTTTTAATTTCCGTTTTAATCAATTCAACATGTAATTTACAAAAGTCAGAATATCCTCCTGATGGAGTATAATCTTTACTTGACATGTTACGAATAATATGTTGGTCCATATTTGCTATAACTTCTTGATCCATAGCTACATATTTACGTCTTTTTTTAGGGTCACTCTTTACCTGAGGTTTTTTACGGAAATAATATCTAGCTGCTTTATACATTTTATCAATCACATCTCCTTCATAACCAATTTCTTTAAGACGAGCTTCTTCTTTTTTAATATGACTTTGATTCTCTTCTACCCATAACTTCCAAGACTCTTTATAAACCTTTCGGTCATCGTATTGATGAATTTTAGCAAAGGTTGATAAATCTTCCATAAAACGTTCATCAAAATTATATCTATAAACATTAATATTATTCGCAACATTTGAAGAATTCTTAATATCCATATCAATCGTCATATTTGAGATATAAAACACACTATACGATATACAATTGATTTAATTGAATCATAGTTTTTCAATTTCAATTTTTTTGTTTAATGGTTGTTGTTATTCATATAATATATAATAATCAATTGTAAAATTATAACATTTGAAATACTTTATTTACACATATTATAGCATGATATATACTTATACTCTAACTACACAACCATACTATGATTATATAAATCAATGTTATAGAAATATTTTAGTATTAAATAAGGAACCGATGGGTCCATTAAAATCAATTGTACGAAGAATAAATCCACCAAAATTATCAGAATTCAATACGCTTACCTATAATAATACTTGTTGTTATGAGAGAAAATGTATTTATGCTATTTGTAACATCGATGATAGAACACATCATAAAAATTATAAAAATGATTTTATGTGTGTAGATGATATGAGTAATTTATTTGAATATTTAATGAATCATGGTTATACAATTGATACATCAATTACAAAAATATTTCAAAAATCGCCTGTTAAACTGACAAATCCACTTATTTGTCTAATTTCTTATAAAATTGATTAAAAATATTAAAGATGTTTTATTATAACACGATATGTCTACTATCTCTCAAAATACGGAAATGGACCTCACTAAAGAAGAATTATTATTAGAACAACAAATTCGTGATTATATTTTGACTTTAAGCGAGAGAGAAAAAGTTGTTATGGAAATCGCTAGAGAACATTTACAAAGTTCATTTTGTATTGAACGGTCAGTTGGATTTGTAAAATGGTTGAATATGAATAAAGATAAATATGATAATTGTTAAAATTTTCGTGTATATCTATGGGAATGATGATGATGGTTAGAATTTATATTTTTGAAATTTGAAATTGAATCCATAATTCTTTTTCTAGTTTTCATTATTTTATGATGGTTTACATATTTTTTACCACCGGATTGAGGAGGCCAGGGAGATGCTTTCGCAGGTTGGCTGCCAATTCCCAGAGTTGATTCATTCTGAGGAGGCCAGGGAGATGCTTTCGCAGGTTGGCTGCCAATTCCCAGAGTTGATTCATTCTGAGGAGGCCAGGGAGATGCTTTCGCAGGTTGATTGCCAAATCCCAGAGTTGATTCATTCTGAGGAGGCCAGGGAGATGCTTTCGCAGGTTGATTGCCAAATCCCAGAGTTGATT